TTTGTTTTAAGGTTTAATTTGTTTTTTTGTAAAGATAATACTTTTATTTGGTTACTACCAAACTTTTTTTAATTTATTTTTAATTACTAGTTGATTACTATATGAGCTCCGTCGTCACACCAAGATACATCTTCGTTACAAAAGTCTCTTATTTCTCTAGCTTTTTCTAGGTTGCTACCTGTGTAAATAGCTACTCCGTTTTGGTCGATTACTGTTAATTGTAATTTCATAATTTTTATATTTAGTTGATTAGTTTTGGTTTTAATAAAGGGTTAGCGGTATCATACGGTACGGTAATACTATCTGAGTTTTCTAACGGACATTCCCGATGCCTCCCTCTATTGCTTGGTACAAAGATACAACCTTTTGTTTGTTTCTACCAAACTTTTTTGCAACTTTTTTTAAAATATTTTGCAATTAATTTGTAACCTACTAGAACGCAGCTACTTACAGGTGAAATTATTTTTTATTTTTTTTACCTTTAATTAATATATCATTACATTTAGAGCAAATTAGCTCTCCTGTTTGCCTATACCATATAGTAAAAGCTCTCTTATGCTTTGGGCATTTATCTTTAGGCTTAATCATTAAATGTAAGTCTGTGGTTAATATAGTGTAATACTTGTAGCTCCTTCTCTTGGCTGTCTATCATATTACAGATAGTCTCTTGAGATACTCCGTAATCTAATATGCCGTCTTGAGCCATCTTATGCTCTTGTAGTTTCTTTGTTGCAAAGAAGATTAAAGCTTCTAGCTTGTTGTCTGCTCTTTCTATTAATTGATTTTTAGTTAGTTTCATAAATCTAGTTTTAATGTGTTAGTTTTTAAATCTCTCATTTCTTTAATTGGCTTCAATATATCTGAGTACCCCTCTAAAGGTTTTCCGTCATATTCGTGGCAATAAGAAGCCCTTAATTTTATAGATGTGTATTTATTACTATCTGACTTAGTAGGTTTTCTTATTTTGCCGTTAAAAGCTGTAGGCTTCCATTTGCTAGAGTTGTTTCTGTATTCTCCTAGAGCAGGGTGTATAGTTTTAGTAAAGTATCTAGCCCCCATACTTTTAAAGACACCCCCTAACAAATTAGATATACTAGTACCTAAGCCCATTCCTTGAAAATCAGGTAAAACAACTATCCTACTATCTCTATACGCAAGTCCAACACCTCGTCCAACTTGACGGCCAACAACAGCTATAGCTATAGGTTTATTGTTCCAAGTAAATAAGAGATGTATATAGGCTTTGTTAACCTTCTCACTCATATAATGATGCTTTTTGAAGATGTCCCAAGTACTTGACTCAACTCGACTAATTTGAAGTTCGACGTTTGGACGGCTACCCCGAAGTAAGGAGCTTCTTTCCAAAGCCCCTCTGTTTTTCTGTGGGGAGCTTACCCAATCAGGTGTTAACCATTCCATTACGTCATAGTGACAAGATGCCACAATCATTCTCTTATTGTGCTTCCTTACATACTTTTGAATTGCAAAACTCATTGACTTAGCTACATCTCTGTCAACTACAGAAGTAAACTCGTCTATTAGTATAACCTCATTGTCTTTAGCCTTACCTACCTTATAAGCAAGTTCAGCTCTAAACTGCTCTCCATTACTTAGTAAGTGAAAAGGTCTTAGCCACGTTGGTACGCTACTCAGGCCCATACTAGATAACAAGTGTGAGGCCTCAGAAGGCTCTAGCCAATCAAAGTTAGATATTAGTGATTTATCTGCGTCAAAGTTACTAGAGGCTAGCTTACCCATTTGCTTAAGTATAGTGGTTTTACCGCTACCACTTGAGCCGTATATGACGCCTATATTCCAATCAAAGTTTTTAGCTTCTCCTAAGTTAAAGGACACCTCTGACTCTGTGGTATCTGAGTCTTGAATATCAAAAGCCTTGCAAACATATTCCGTGTATTTGTCTCTTTTTATTTTGCTTTTTAAATTTATCTTCATAGGTTTAATTTAAGGGGGCTTTCACACCCCCGTTGTTTTTTTATTGTCTGTATATGTAGCAAAGGTCTTTCTCTGTTGCGTGCTTTGTAGTATCTTTTAACCACTCCTCTTGTTCTAGTTTAACATTAAGCACCTCTTTTAATTCCTTAATCTCTTCAGTGATTTGAGGCATAAGCTCTCTTTGTTCTTGTGGCAATAATTCTAGTTTTTCTATTCTTGTTTGTAACTCAGTGATTGTCTTGTTTGTGATTTGGTAGCTCATAATGTTTTGTTTTAAATTTTGTTAGCGTTATTACTTGGGTCAAAGATACGCACTCTTTTTAGTTAAACCTGAGCTTTTTTAATCTTTTTTTAAAATAATTTGAAAATAATTTATAACGCACAGAAAGTCAGGCGGTTACGCCTGAAGGTTTTTTTAAGAAAATTGTGTGCTAGAAATTTTGAGAGTTTTTTAGCTCCTTTAGTTTGTCTCTGAACTCTTCAAAAATCTCCTGATATTCGAAGTCTGCTAATTTTAAGGGTTGTTTTGACTTAATAAGTAACTCTTCTGAGAGCTCTGAGCCTAAAGCTAGGCTATACTCGTATTGTCTGCCATATTCAAAGCGGTTGCATTTTCTACATTGTAAATTAACGTTCCTAATGTCCCATCTAGTAGATAGAGCACCTCTAGTAATAAAGTGTCCTGCGTCACTCTCTGAGAAGTGAATACCTTTTTTACAGCTAATACATTGACCATAACCTTCAGAGTTAACTTTAGACCTCCTCACGTATTCGTGGAACGGCTTATCTATCTTGGTCTTCCAATATTTTAAAGTTTTCTTCTTAGCCATAGTAAAGAGAAGGGGCGCAGGGTAAACCCTACTAAAACCTACGCCGTGTCCTTCTAATTTGTTATATATAGGTCTTTATTTAAAAACACTTTAAAGAGTATTTATAACCTTATTTAAAAATAATTGCTAAAAAGCTTGCGTATGTCAAAAATTTATTGTAACTTCTTTTTATATTCGTTTAGAGTAAAGATATTAACCCATCTAATTTACTGACTAAGATAGCTTCTAAAGGATACCGCTTTTAAGGTTACCGCCTTAAAGGTTAACGACCCTAGAGTTAAGCTAGAGATTTAAAGGATTACTTCTTTTATTGTACGCAGCACTAACTATGCCTTGTTTGCAAAAGTCTTCATTACCTTCTCAATACCTCTACTACCAAAGTAAAAGATTGTCATAGTACCGAATAAAGATTGAATAACGGGTATGTAGGCTTTATCTATTGTAAAAGCTCCTAAGTTACCATCTAGTAATACTACTGACATAAATAACACAAACATAGCTGCATAAGATACGGGCCTAATCATTCTAGTAATAGCGTGTTCGCTATCTATTTGTAAACGCTTAGTAATCTCAATCATTTCAATCATATCATTTTCCATCTCTTGGAGTAATATAGTCTTGTCTACTTCAGGTAGATTCTTATCACCTCGTATAGCGTCTCCTAACGAACTCAATTGCTTTATACCTGTAATATTACTAGCTAGGTCTAAAAGTTCAGGAGAAACGCTCTTACCTTGTTTCACAAGCCATCTAAGTGCATTACCTACGTTAGTTCCTTCTCCTCCGTTCTTTATCTTTTTAGGATTGCTCATTCTTTAAAGTATTTAATTATTTCTATATATTCTTTTTGTACGTCAAAGCTAGGACAGGCTTTAGAGCTAAATTCATTGTGTCCGTGAAGTGTACTACTTGGGTAGTTATTCATTAAATCTATTATAAGAGCTTCTAAGCGTCCCTTTTGGTTTTCTGTCCTTGTATCCTTAGGATTCATTTTAGAGTCAACACCGCCTACGTATGTAATTCCTATAGAGCCTTTGTTGTATCCTCTAACGTGTGCGCCTTGTCTTTCAATAGGTCTGCCTTCGTGTAGGTTTCCTTTAAGGTCTATTATATAGTGGTATCCTATATCACTCCATCCCCTATCTAAGTGCCACTGTCTTATAGTGTCTACAGATACATCTCTACCTTCAGGAGTAGCTGTACAATGTACTATTATCTTATTGATATCTCTCATCTCTGAATTGTTCTGCCTCGTACCATTCACTCTTGTCATAGTCTTCTAGCTCATAGATTTCTCTTAGTATTCTCTCGTTCTCTAGTCTAGTCTGCTCTCTGTTTACTCTGCCGTCTAGTATTGAGTTTACTATCCTTACTATAGTCCAAATTATACCTAAAGCAGAAATTAAAAAGCTCATAGAACTTAGGTTGAAATCTCCACTTTTAACATACTCTAAAACAGCCTCCCTAGTACTTAATATCCAAAGCCCATAAGTACCATAATCTGCAACTAACTTAATCATATTACTCAAATTATTATACAAGTTAAATTTCCCAACCTCCAAAGTTGGTATCTCTACTAGGGCTTAATTCGTCATTAGAATTAGTTAAGTACTCAGGATATAAAGATGGGTAGTTACATAAATGGTCTACCATTCTATTGGCGTAATGCTGAGCTGTATCTCTTGTAGCCTCTACCATCATATTAAGGTCAGACTTAGTTAACGTCTCAGCAGCCTCGCTAGTGTGTTTAAAGACACCTTTGTTATTGATGCTAAATTGACTAAATGGTAAGAACTCTAATAATGCATACTGAGCCAATATAGGCTTAATATGTGTAGTCATTAAAGTCTCGTAGTTTCCCGTAAGTGTGTTAGCTAAGATATCTGCTTGTAGTTTTTTATATAAGTTACCTCCTAGTAATTCGTGAACGTGAATGTCTTGGGCTATCTCAATGTATTGTACTACTCTGTCAAAATCTAGGTTTCCTGATATTGGTGTATATCTTACTAAATCGTCTCTACTAATAAATAATGCTTTCATCTTATTTCTTTTTTCCTTTTGGTTTATATGAAGGATGGTGTCCTTTGTCTGCTCTATCTATCTGAGCCTCAGCCACTCTCCTATCGTTTCTGTAACGTCCACTCTTAGGGTTAAAGTGTTTTTTCTTAGCTTGTGCTATTGTACTCTTTTTCACTCCATTCATTGCACCGCCTCCCCAAGCCGTACCGTCATTTTTAGTCTTCTTTATGTATATGCGTCTTTCAAATTTATGATGACAGTTAACCCCTCCTTTATGTTTCCAAATACTATAAGCTTGTTTGTTGTGTCCTAGTACTGAATTGACTCCGTCTGACTGCATTTTAATAATGTCTTCTTTCCTATATAACCTAGAGGCTGACTCCATAGCTCTACAGAAAGGACGCATTTTTTTACCATTGTTGCTTTTGCCGTTTTTTCTAGAGCCCTGTACGTATGCGTAACGAACTTTCACAAACTCGTTATCCTGTTTG